AGACATGTTGATCTCGTCAAAGCCCAACACGCCAGTGCCCATCATGCCGTTCTTGAATTGCTTGCTGATAGTGTCTGTAGGATTGAACAGACCTTTCATGCCTTCAACCAAGCCAGCGTTAGCAGCTGGGTTCACGGTAGCGTAACGTGGGGACATCACGGCTGCGTTCTCGTTCAGCTTCTGCTGGGCTTGCAACAAGACCAAAGAAGTAGAAGGAGTTGTGCCAGGTGTACCAACGGTGTTACCGATGGTTTTGTACGCATTGGCCACGTCTGCATCAATAGAAGATGCCAACTGGCTGATACGAGGTTTCAGAACACGCTCTGCGAAATCATCCAATTGCATGGTCAATTCAGCAGATGTGAAGTTGACACCGATGTGCTTTTGGCTGGCAACGGTCAAAGTGGTGAACTGCTCGTTGTCGTCTTGCACTTGCAAGGCAGCGCCGTCAGTTACCAAAGCGCGATCGGGTAAGCGAATACGCAGTGTGGAACCGATCTTAGCACCTTCAACAGCAAAGCTGTCGTCATACTGGCGGTTCACGTTACGGGTAAGCACAAGGTTGTTCTCGAGGATTTCGAGAGCTTTTCTTGTGATCATATCAATCGTCAGAATACTGTTTGACATTTCAAAAGTCCTTTAAAAAAATTAGCGGTTCTGTGCTTGTAGCTTTTTAATCTGCCTTGCACGTTCAGCTTCGATCCACTGCGAGGCCGTCATGCTCTTGATAGAGCGAGGGTCTGTAGTGTCCAAAGTTGCTGCTCCAGCGGAGCGTGCAGTAACAGGAGAAATCGGCGCGGGCGCAGATGTTGTTTTTTTGATCGGGGGCGCTGATGCCAATTTGGCTTCAATTTTCCCAATCTCTTTCGCCTGACCGAGTGGCGTCATTCGTGAGATGCGATCTGCTTCTTTTGGATTTGAGCCAAGGTAGTACGCTAACTCAGGCCCAATGTCCGAAGACTGGATCGTTTCAGCCATCACGTTTGTGATTGGTAGCTTGGGGTTGTAGGCGACTTGTTCAAAGTCATCATACTTGTCCCGCGCTGCTTCTTCACGCTCTTGATAGCTTTCGAGAACGGCTGATTGCTGCTTGGCTGCTTCACGTTTGGCCAATAGTTCTTCAGCTTTCTGATACGCCATTGCTTCCGCATAGGCTTCAGGGCTTTCAAACTGGTCAACGGACGCAGTTGGTGCAGCTTTCACGATTTGCGTTTCCGCAGACCGATTTGCTTGCTCTCTTTCCCACTTACGTTGCTCTCTTGCAAGGCGTTTGCCGATCATCGCATCAATTTCAGCCTGGGAGTACTTCTTTTCCTCTGTGGCCTGATCAACTTGGTTCTCAGCGACTTCCGGCGTACTTTCAGCAACTTCAGGTGTGGCCGTCACATCCGTGGTTGGCGCGGAGTCTACTTCCGCTAGGGCTTGGACTTCTTCAGTCATGTTTTCTGAATCCTAAGATTCCTCGGTGAACCTCGCCGATACGGTTGTTTTCAGCATTATGCTGGAATTCTTTTCAGTTAGCAATCAACAGCATCTGTGTAGCCTTCAAGAGATTTTAAATTCTCGTAGGCTTGCTGGATAAAGTTTGCGCCGTTCATGCTAGGCGTGAACGAAAATGATTCGTGGCGCAATGCGTTGTGGTCTGCTGACGTTTGAAACGCCACAACATAAGCTACTCTATTTTTTGTGCCTTCCACATTGGTAACACGCAAATAACCATCGGTGACTGTTAAGCCAGAAATCTCAAATGTTTTTTTCAATGCCATGATGTTTTCTCCAAAAATTAAAGTGTGATAGAAGTGCCGGAATCATTTGTATAAAAAATCACATTTGTTCCATTGTATTGAAATGTATAGCGCAAGTCTGAATTTCCTGTTCCATCACTCAAACTGTTATCCAACGCTGTTCCACCCCAAGTTCGATCAAGAAAATAAAATCCAACATTTTTACTAAATGCGTTGTAAATTGCAAAACCTTTTATATCAGCAGTTTTGATGTATTGGATATAGTTTAATTTGTTACCTGTCATTCCCCAAGGCACATCAACAGTTCCCGCACCGCCACCACCATTTTGTGTGGAGAAAAGATATTTCGCACCCCAAACCATATTGTTGTCAAAACGCATTTCTCGGAATGATGTTAATGATTCGCCCGAGCCTGATTGTTCTGTTACCAAAACCGCTTCTGTGTTCATCGTTGTGCTAGTTGTAAATGCAGTCGATGTAAAAGGTTTTGCAAAAAACGAATTGCCAGTAACAACAATGTTTTTCGTTTGGCTGGAAATTACATAAATTCCATATTTGTAATTTGAAAACGAATTTCCTGAAATGGTCAAACCTTGGATTTGTCCATTTGGATAATTTGTGCCATCAAAAAAATCACTGTAAACCCGAACCCCAATGTTCGAAAACGCTGCGGTTGTTGCATCTTCAAACAACACGGTATTACCCGTAATTGCAATGTTTGACATTGGGTAGTATTTGGTCATGTAACTTGAACGGGCAGTAATGTAAGCCGCCAATCCATCACTGTTTACATCAATTGCACCACCAGCAGAAGCGGCGCCTAAAATTGCAATGCTGTTGCCTGAAACGGTCACATTGAACGATGGATCATTGACTGAAATGCCTTGACCATAACCAGCAATTGTGTTGCCTGTGACTGTGGCATTTCGTGAACGAATTTTTATTACATCGGTGTTTCGAGTAAGAGTAGTTGCATCCGAATAAAAAGTATTGTTTGAAATTACAACATCAACGGCAGCTGGGTAAACAGCGTGTTCGGTGCTGTTGTAACAGTTGTTGTTAGAAAACGTCCAATCACGTCCTGTTCTTTGAACAGCGCCCAATGTCCAACCTGAAACTGTAGGTGTGTAAGTATCATTTTGATTTGATAGAGGGCCATCGTATGTCGTTTCACCGCTTAAACAATCATCACACCAACTGAAATAATTGTCTAAAATTCGACAGTTATCAACACCTTGCGCGTTAATGGCGTGGACTAATGCACGGCCAGCCACGGCATGAGGCGTTACATAAAATTCACAGGCTTGAATCAAACTGATATAATTTTTGGTGGTGTTGTAATACACATTATTGGTGTAATCGTACTCAGCAGGGGATTGATACCAAAGTGCGCCAGAATCAAGTTCAAAAAACTTACAGTTTTGAACGTATGTGTGGCTTGTGTTTTTAAGCACAATTGCATAACGATTGTCATTTAACGAGCTTCCATCTACACCATGATTTGTGTTATTTCCATTAAAGAAAATACCTTCAACATTGATATTTGAAACAGGCGTTGAGTTGCTGTCTGGTGCGCCCAAAAACAATAATGGATAAGCCAAAGCATAAGTGCTAATGTCAGGATTAAAGCGTTGGAAATAAGTGTCTTGTCCAACCAAATTGACATTGCTAAAAGGCACTTTGATGCCCCAATGATCATTGGTTCCAATGTTTCTAGCAATCATGTATGTGCCAGAAGGAAAGAAAACTGTTCCACCAGAAACGCCAGCGGCATTAATAGCCGCCTGAATTGCTACTGTGTCGTTTGTTACACCGTCACCAGTTGCACCATAGTCTTTCACATTGAAAGGTGCGCCTTGGATCATTGAATAAGAAACTTTAGTGAGTGCCATGTTGATCTTTCAATCTTTTAATTTGTTACTTTGGTCAATATCCAAAAGCCAAAACGTACACACTATATGTTCCTGATGCCATTGCCAATTGCAAAGCACTACCACTTCTAGTGTAAGTTCTTGCGGCAGGCGCTCCAACGGCTGTAAATGAAGAAACAACAGACGGGCTTACGCTTGTTGAACAAAACACCAAATCGCAAAACCTGTTTGCCCCAGATTCCCCATTTACAACAACAAGCCGACCAAGAGCGCCAGCATCATCAAGAATTGTTGTTGCGCCAGTTACGCTAATCGCAGTTACTCGGTTTTCAATTTTAGTTCCAACTTGACTACCAGTAAATCTTTGGTTGCCTGCAACCTCTAACTTTTGACCTGGAGTGTTTGTGCCAATTCCAACATTGTTTGTTGTTGGATCAATCAAAAATGCAGGGGTTGAAAATGTGCTTCCACCTGTTGCCGTAGAGGGCGTAATAGAAAATGAGCCAGATACTGCTCTATTTGATGCAATACGCCAATTGATTTGATTGTTAGAAGTTACAAACTGAATGTCGCCTTCCCAGTTTGCAGAAGGTGAGCCGCCAAGAGTCAAAATAGTTGAGTTTGATGCACGATTGATTCGTGCGTTACCGCCTTCAACATGAAGGGTAACAGATGGTGAAGCAGTACCTAGTCCAAAACGATTGTTAGTATTGTCCCAAAAAATTGACGCATTGTTTTGAGAATAAACACCCGATGCGCCAGCAAATACAACGGATCCAGATGTAAATGCTGTAGTTGTTCCTGTACCACCACTGGTCACAGGCAAAGCTGTTGTCAAAGCCAATGATGCCGCGCTTACTGCTCTACCAGCGGTCAAATTAGCAACAGATACTTGTTCTGTTATTCCACCTTGAACAACTGGTAAAACTTCCGTACCCGCCAGCGGGGTGCTGGCTGCTGGTAGTGCGGATATTTTTGTGTTAGCCATAACCAATCCTTATCAGTTGTACAAAATCTCAATGAGAGAAGTAAAAGGGGGTGCTTCGCTAAATGTCAACGTGTTGTTGGCAGTAGAGTATGTGTTTTTATTTTGATACACACCATTGATGTACACATTTACAACATTTCCTGCGACAGCGTAGTCAACAGTAGTCCCGTTTCCAGTGTAGTTTTGAACCGCAAAAGCGCCAATACCAGAGATATTGTCGTAGGTTGCAATCAATACATCATTTGAATCTTTTAAAACAAATTTATAAACTGCTGCTGTAATCCAAATTTCACCGCCATCAGGCACTCGGCCTGCTGCGTCTAAAACAATCGGGTTTGTACGAGCGACAGTCCCCGCGCTAGTTGTATAGCTGGTTAAAGGGGTTGTAGTCCCCGCCGCATAGGTAAACAGCTTACCGCCAGTCAGAACCGCGCCAGTGTTGGTAAAGAACTGGGCCGCAACGCCGCCCACAGGGGAGAGAAAGACGGCCATTTCGAGTCCTTATTCGTAGACGACAGTGTATTCGATGGTGTTGGCAATGTCGATGTATAGACCGTTGCTGAACCAGATGCCAGCAGGGAAACTCAAGTACTGACCGCCTGCTGCGGGGGTCACAGTCGCCGCAATCTTGGGATCGCTGGTGCTGGCTGTTGCGCTGTCGTACAGGGCAAAAGTACCGCTTGACGTGCTAGAGACAAACACGCCGTATAGCTTGCCGCCGCCGACTTTGATTTGCGCGTCAGCCGCGCCTTGATATTTGTTAGCCATGATATGTCCTTACGCCAAGAATTTCAATTTGTACAAAGTGCGAAGATAAATCTCAACGATATTATCTATCAATTGCTGAAGCGATGAGTCAGATTTATCACACACATCGTATCTTGCGGCCTCAATTTCAGCAAGTGAGTCTTGCAAAAATTCAATCACATTGGCCGTTTTCTTGGCCGAATGCAAGGTGATAGGGCCAATCAGACCGTACCGGCCTTGGTAGGCTTCAGCAAAGTCGTCAGCCGCGCCGATGATGCGGTCATAAAAGATGTTGAGCGCCACATGCTTGCTGTAGCTGCGGGTGTTTAGGTGAACACTGTGCGTTACGTCACGGGCTAGGAATAAGATTCCGATAAAGTCTGCGGCTTTCATTGTGGCATTCCCATTTGTTGTTGTGGGGGAGGCATCATTTGTTGTTCTTCCATGGGCATGGGTTCCTCGCGCATCTCAGGCATCTGGTTCATCATGCTCTGCGACTCCATGGCCGCAGCGACAACACCCATGGCAATGTCTTGAATCTGTTCTTCAGTCATACCGGCCTGCACAGCGGCAATTCGCTTGGTTTCGGCATCGTATGCCTTGATCTGAGCCTCAAAGTCCTTGCGCTCCAAGTCTTGCATCTCAATTGATTTGCCGACATTTTGGATCATCTGGTACATCTGCTCCATCTCAGCGCCCATGGCCTGAATCTGTTGCTGCGCCGCCTGCAATGCTGGATCGTCCTCGCCGTCCGACAAGAACTTGGGATCAATGGTCTTGGCAAAACGCTTGGACATTTCCTGCGCGCCAGGCCAGTCCATGTTCTTGACAAACAAGTCGCCAGCCACAGACCACAGTTGGGGATTACCCTGTAACAACTGAGCCATGGCTTCCAGTGCCTCTTGGCGCTTGGTTGCGTAGCCTGGGCCAGT